TTGCTGGTCTCATTTCTTATCTTGGCACTGGCAAACTCTTCTTCGGTGTCTTCTGATGACTGAAGCAATCTTCACTATTACCTCAGTTGCCTTTTTTGTGCTTCTGAGTTACTCTGTAGAAAAATTATCCGAAACTTACTAAGGAGAACAAAATGAAATTTGGTTTTACCCCTGAGGCAGAGATCCTCAATGCTCGTCTTGCAATGATTGGATTCGTTGCAGGTGTTGGTGCTTATCTCACCACTGGTCAAATTATCCCTGGTGTATTTTGACAGTACACGCACAACATGATATGTTAGGGCAACTTTCCATTGCCCTACAAACATTGGTTGAATCCGGAACTTGGAATAATGACGATCACCTTTCAGTTGAGATTGGTGGAGTTGCAGTAACAGGAACTGCAACTCATCCAGATGCAAATCCAAAATGGGCTAAACCATATGGAACTGTATCCTATCAAAGTGATGCATTTATTGTTATCAAAAATAAATCCAAGAATCCTGTGATTCCTTCTCAACCAAATCCTGAACTTAAACAACAACATTCTATTAATTAAGATTATGCCTCAACTTGCTCCTGAAGAAAAATCTACAGTCCCTTCAGTGGACTTTATGTTCCGTGAAGACGGTGAGTTTGTAACTCGTTCTAGTGAAGAACTCTTCAACGGAAAGAAAGTAGTTCTGTTTGCACTTCCTGGTGCCTTCACTCCTACTTGTAGTGCCTATCAACTTCCTGGTTATGAAGAGAAGTACTTTGAATTTAAAGAAGCTGGTATTGATGAAATCTACTGCCTGTCTGTAAATGATGCCTTTGTGATGAATGCATGGGCTAAAGATCAAATGATCTCCAATGTTAAACTGATTCCTGATGGTAACGGTGAATTCACTAATGACATGGGTATGTTAGTTCAAAAGTTTAATCTCGGATTTGCAATGCGTTCTTGGCGTTATGCAGCTGTCATTAATGACGGTGTAATAGAACAGATCTTTATGGAAGATGGTAAGGAAGATAATGCTTCGGAAGACCCTTATGAGTGGTCAACTCCAGAAAAACTTCTGGAATATGTAAAGGCCTCTACTCCTGCAGTGGTTGTCTGATCTCCTCCCCCGAAAGGGGGATTTTTTTTTTGGCTCTTGACTCCTACAGGAAACCGTAGTATGATAAATAGGTAAACAAATGTTACGAGATTTTAATCTTTCGTAATATTGAATCATGGAGAAACGGGTCTAACCACCTTACCGAGGCTATCCATGTAAAATACGCCTCTCATATCCCTGCTGAGGGTGCAGGGAGCATAAGTACCTCCACCATTTCCCTGATGGACTTACTTACTTTTTAAACAAATGACTGCTTCAATCGCTTCACGCCAACAATCGAATACTTGGGAACAGTTCTGCAACTGGGTTACTTCAACCGATAATCGTCTTTATGTCGGTTGGTTCGGAGTCCTCATGATTCCTTGCCTGCTTGCTGCTACGACTTGTTTCATCATCGCATTCATCGGTGCTCCCCCTGTGGACATTGATGGTATCCGTGAACCCGTTGCTGGTTCACTCATGTACGGAAACAACATCATCTCTGGTGCTGTAATTCCTTCGTCCAACGCAATTGGACTGCACTTTTACCCCATCTGGGAAGCTGCTTCCCTAGATGAGTGGCTTTACAACGGTGGGCCTTTCCAACTGGTTGTGTTCCACTTCCTGATTGGTATCTACGCCTACATGGGTCGTGAGTGGGAACTCTCCTATCGTCTTGGAATGCGTCCTTGGATCTGTGTTGCATACTCTGCACCTGTTGCTGCTGCATCTGCAGTATTCCTGGTCTATCCTTTCGGTCAAGGTTCTTTCTCTGATGCGATGCCTCTGGGTATCTCTGGTACTTTCAACTACATGCTTGTGTTCCAGGCAGAGCACAACATTCTGATGCACCCCTTCCACATGCTTGGAGTTGCTGGTGTCTTCGGTGGTTCTCTGTTCAGTGCTATGCACGGTTCTCTGGTTACTTCCTCGTTGGTTCGTGAGACCACCGAGAATGAGTCCCAGAACTATGGTTACAAGTTCGGTCAAGAAGAAGAGACCTACAACATTGTTGCTGCTCATGGATACTTCGGTCGTCTGATCTTCCAGTATGCATCGTTCAACAACTCTCGTTCACTTCACTTCTTCCTCGCTGCATGGCCTGTTGTAGGTATCTGGTTCACCGCTCTTGGTGTTTCCACGATGGCCTTCAACCTCAACGGCTTCAACTTCAACCAATCCATCATGGACAATCAGGGTCATGTGCTCAACACTTGGGCAGATGTTCTGAACCGTGCTGGTCTTGGCCTAGAGGTGATGCACGAGCGGAACGCCCATAACTTCCCTCTTGATCTTGCCGCTGCTGAGAACACTCCTGTTGCTCTCACTGCTCCAAGTATTGGATGAGTTTAGATAAAATCTGAACATTATCACCTACTAATCCGAGAGCAGTGTTGCAGTTATTACACAACACTCCTCGGATTTTTTCTGTAGTGTGGCAGTGATCAATACATTTTTTATCAGTAATGTCTCTGTCACACACTTGACACCTATCGTTTTTCATTAATTCTTGATACTCTGATTCAGAAAGATTAAACTTTCTTCTCATGTACTCATGAGGTTTGTAATATCTTTTTCTTACAGATGTAGAACACTCTTTACATTTTGATTGGTGAGATATTTTTCCAGTTTTCAAAGTTCTTTTGTGGAACTGGTTTAAAGAAAGAGTTCTATTGCAGACACTGCAGAGTTTCATATTTGTAATGCATATTTTCCATACTTATTTAGGAGAAAAATGGTTTCATCTACACTTTCACAACCAATTTCACAAAGGGGATGGTTCGATGTACTCGACGACTGGCTTAAGAGAGATCGTTTCGTTTTTGTTGGCTGGTCTGGACTTCTTCTTTTTCCCACAGCTTATCTTGCTCTTGGTGGTTGGCTTACTGGGACAAGTTTCGTTACGAGTTGGTACACTCATGGGATTGTATCCTCTTATCTTGAGGGTGCAAACTTTCTTACTGCGGCAGTTAGTACTCCAGCAGATTCTATGGGTCATTCTCTTCTTCTTCTCTGGGGTCCTGAGGCTCAAGGGAGTTTCGTCCGCTGGTGCCAACTTGGGGGACTCTGGACTTTTGTGGCGCTCCACGGAGCCTTCGCTCTTATAGGTTTCATGTTGCGTCAGTTTGAGATTGCTAGATTGGTCGGAATCCGTCCTTACAATGCAATCGCATTCTCTGGTCCTATCGCAGTATTCGTTTCTGTGTTCCTGATGTATCCACTGGGACAATCCAGTTGGTTCTTCGCACCTTCATTTGGTGTTGCCGCAATCTTCAGGTTCCTTCTGTTCCTTCAGGGTTTCCACAACTGGACCCTCAACCCCTTCCATATGATGGGAGTTGCTGGTATACTAGGAGGAGCACTGCTCTGTGCTATTCATGGTGCTACCGTTGAAAATACCCTATATGAAGATAGTGAACAATCAAATACTTTCAAAGCGTTTGAACCGACTCAGGAGGAAGAGACTTACTCTATGGTTACGGCTAACAGATTCTGGTCTCAGATCTTTGGTATTGCTTTTAGTAATAAGCGTTGGTTACACTTTTTTATGCTTTTCGTACCAGTTATGGGCCTCTGGACTAGTTCTATTGGCATTATCGGTCTCGCTCTTAACCTACGCGCATATGATTTTGTCTCTCAGGAAATTAGAGCGGCAGAGGATCCGGAGTTTGAAACTTTCTACACGAAAAATATCCTCCTTAATGAGGGACTTCGAGCTTGGCTTGCGCCGGTAGATCAACCTCATGAGAACTTTGTGTTCCCAGAAGAGGTGCTTCCACGAGGCAATGCTTTGTGATATAATAAGAGGGTGTAACAACCCTCTTTTTTATGTTGTATATATTTTCTAAGACAGATTGTGGACCATGCATCTTGGTCAAAAAATATTTTAAAACAATGAATGATCCTCGTACAGAAGAGGTCAAAGAAATTCTTCTTGATGATGGACAAGAAGAGAACATTGAATTTGCAAGAAAGTATAAGATCACTGCAACTCCAACTCTAATTGTCGTAGATGAGAATGATGAAAAGGTTGAGGAATATGTTGGTGGAGTTCCCATCACTCAAAATATTGTTGAACTTTTAAATAAGTATTATGTCTCATAAACCCCAACACGAACCCATGGAAGACTGGGTTATCTGGGCAGGTGTAGCAATGATGGGATTCACAGTTATCGTATTTGTCGTATTTACTCTTAGTATAATTTATTGGGGATGATATCATCAGAAACACCTTACAAACTCGCTGAAATTATCCGAGACACTTGGCCACAACTTTATAGTCCGATGAAGAAAATGGAAGTAACTGAAAAAAACATTACCGATTGGAATCTCAACGAAGAAGAAATTAATGCACTCATTTCTCTTTCTAAGGAGAAGATGAAGTCCTGCGATGATGATAAGGTGTGTGAACTATTTTATGGACTTCTCACGGGTAAACTTATCATCATGAAAAATGACCGAACTTAAAGTATTCAAACAAACATCTGATGAACCGTATCTTCGTCATGACTATAAGGTTATTTTTGCGAATGGGAAATCAGTTGTCTTTGATAACTATGAAGATGTTCAAAGGACTTGGTTCCAAACTCCCAATCAACTTCTAGGACATGTTGAAGTTCTAGATCACAAAGACCCTAAACCAAAATCAAAAGGATTTTAAAATGAAAAAATATAATGAAGAATACTTTTCAGTGATTAATAAAAAAACTGGAAAGAAACTTCTAGATTGTGGTAATGAACAAGACGCACTCGAAATGGTTGCTTTGGATCCACAAAACAGAACTTATACTCGCAATAAGTTTCTGATGGGTGAAGTCATTGATGTGGAGGTTCCTAAGGCACTTCCTACCAATGAGATCGTCGTGAATATGGATGGAGGTGTTGGTGGTTCTTGGGATGTTCGTGAACCAGAGAAACTACCTCAGATCGGACTGCCACAGGGTCAGGGAGAACCTGTGAGAGTATGAGTAAGTTCAATTACCCTAATGATCCGCCAGATGCCAAGTGTCCCTATTGTGGAGAGTCTGGTAAACCTTGTTCCAATGTAGATAGTATGGCGAGAGCATACGCTCGTGGTGCTTGCAAAAAGAAAAATCAAAATTAGCTTTTGGCTTCATTTTGAGGGTAAAAATTTTTCCGGTAAAAAATCAACCCTATATAATATCTGATGTTGTGTTTTTATGCCAAAAAATCAGTTGTTAAAAGATGAATTTAAAGTTAGGGTGATGAAGTTAAAACATCAACTTCAATTTGAACATAGGTATCCTGGAGAAAAAGAACTTGCCAACAAGTACCTAGATGAAGTATTATTCATTATTGACCAGTATTCTAGATGACTTATGACCTTGCCACAACAAGAACATAACTCTCTATTAGCTACGAGAGAGTTTTTAAAACTTCTTTTAGATGAAGTAAAGTATCCTGATCTTCCAGAAAAAGTTAGACTTTCTGCAAAGACCCTTCTGGAACATTATCCAGAGAGATCGACCATTGACAAATTGTATTCTGGAAATACTTTTTCAGATTTTATTCCTTCCAATGAATCTGAAATTACAGAAGGAGAACAGGAAAATAACAACAGAATCCTAAACAATAATCAAACTTGGGATACTCCTGGATTTAAATGGAGAACTGAGGTTGAGTTTATACCTGTACAAAATTAATCATGAGTTTTTTTGTAGACTATAATTTCTTTAATCCTAAAGTAAAACTCTTGTCTGATAGATATGATCTTATCAAGGAAGAGTATCTTTTAAATAAAGATAATTTAGAATTTAAAGATTTTACTAAACAACAAGATCAAAATATTATTGAATATGGTAAAGGTTATCCGATTGGAGTAGAAAGTTATTTCACTGCTCCAGAAAAAACGGAAGAAAAAGGTTGGCACATGGCTGGAATTCTTTATGAGAATTATCTCTACAATAGGAATTCTGATTTTTTGCCCATCCTAATAGAAACCTTAAAAGAAATCCAAACATTAACTGTTTGTGGTATAAACATTTTAGATTCTGGAATGTCATTGAGTTGGCATAATGATGATGATTATGTTCCTGGTGTTCCGACTCTCCGAGTTCTTTGGGGATTAGATATTCCAGTAGAGGAGGAAGGAAAATCAATTATTCAGATGAAAGATCCTCTATCTGATGAAGTGGAAACCAAACAATTTGAGAACAATCAATTTTATTGTTTTTGGCCTTCTACAATACATAGGATAGAAAATACTTTATCAACACATAGAACTGTTGTTGCTATTGATCTAGTAACAAATCCATAAGGGGAATTAGCTCAGTTGGTAGAGCGCCTGCTTTGCAAGCAGGATGTCAGCGGTTCGAGTCCGCTATTCTCCATTCTTGACAAATAGGCTAAATAACTTATAATTACTAAGTGTTTAGTGATTTAATATGAAAGTTCCAAATAGTTCTGAACTGATGCATCTGCGTCTTCAAGCTTGGTTAAGAGAACATAGTTGTGATGATATTGAATATCTTGGAATGAGAGAAGGTGAACACTACTATAGAATCGCAGAACACGAAGTACCTGTATCATCTATAGAAGATTTGGAGCAAGTATCATGACAGAACCGTATATTATATACGACGCTGAATCAAAAAAAGATAAATGGAATCGTGGTTTGGATTTGTTTATTGAGAGTGTACACAAACCCGATCATGAGTTGAGACAAGCCGCACATGATCAGAGATGTTATCATGAACTCATGGATGTAAGAGAAGTAATTCTAGAACATTTAAAGACTCTTCGTTGGCACTGAAATGGAAACTTACTATATTTGGTTTATTTTATTTGCAATAATAGGATATGCTATAGTAAGTGATAGGAATGTTTCAGATGCTTTTGTTTATATTTTTGATATAACAAAAAATAATATTATCAAACAAATATGGTGGTTAAAAAATAACCCTAGAAATCCTATCGTAAAGTATCTGATGTGGAGAAGATCTATGCGTATGGCAGAGGATCTCATGAAAGAATTTGAAAAGAAAACTGGGGATTGATAAAACCAAATCCCTGTGGTAGAATGACTCCATACTATTGAGGTGACTTTTTAAAATGATGGAACGAATCTTAAATCTTCGTAATGTTGCTCTGTTTGGACTTACACTTCTCATTGGGGGATCTATTGGTTCTGCTGGTGGATCTTCTCGTGCTGTAAAAGATACTCTAATCCTCTGCAATCAGAAACCTCATGAGTGTAAATTTAAGTATGATATTCTAATGTATGAACAAGATGGTAGAGTTCCTTATACAGATCCTACCAGAGTAAAACCAAATCCCACTAAAATTAAAGCAGATCTAAGTGACACTTGAAAAAAATGAAAGACCTCCGCAAACCTAAATTTTCTTATACGGAAATTCGTGAAGGACATTATGTAAAGTTTATTGGATGCACTAGAGAACAAGTCAATTGGGGAAATAATACCGATCCAGAAAATCTTCTTGTTCCTGGTGGAGTTTATTATGTACAACAAATGATTGTAAAGTCATCTCATACTAAATTGATTCTTCGTGGGGTAGAAGGTAAATTCAATAGTGTTTGTTTTGAATCATTAGGCAATGGCTCTTTCTGAAAAGGCAAAAATTTATTACAATGTTTGGTGTTGTGCCTATCACCGTAGATTTAAAGCAAAACTCAAAGGTGATTGGGATCTTTACTGGAGAGAACACGAGACCTTACTTATGTGTCTTAAAATGAAAGATGCCAAGTGGACTAAATTTGATAGCGACAAAACTTATCCAACATGGGATTGACCTTTAGGTATATGCAAAAACCAACATTCTGGAGAAACTGCCCTTCCTGCAAATGCAATCTTGTAGATGCAGAAATCTCCGATCCACTTAAACACACTTGTGAACCTGGTGCATTTCATTCCAAACTTTTAGGTGGTCGTAATCCAGAAACATGGAAGATGGAGTATTGGAAATGTCCAGAATGTAAGTCGGTGTTCCCTGCAGAGGATCGTCCAGTAATCCACACAATGTCCGATGCCTATTTGCCAAGTTCTTAAGGAAATATTATTATGAGATGCAAAGTTCAATTGTATGTTGCTGGTAAGGTCTTTGATGAGATCGTAGAAGCCAGAGATTATAAGGATGCGAGAGAAACTGCTCTTGCACGAAATCCAAATGCAAAGGTAATCGGAGTCACTGCAGTATTCAAATGAAAAACAAGAAACTCAAAGCACTGATACAAAAACCTCTGAGGTTTCATCATCAAGATATTCATGAAGAACTTGATGAACTCAAAAAACAACATCAAGTCAAGTCCAAGTGGTACTACATTTTCTGGGGTTTTATGGCAGTTGCTGTAGTTGGTGGTCAAATTTATGTTGGACTTGGTTATCGTCAAATGGCTGAAGCAACTAAATCAATGGCTATTTCTGTGACTTGTTCAGAACCTTATACTCCACCTTTATCCAAAAGACTCAATAAAGAAAAGGAATTTGAGTGATGAAAACTCAGTACGATTTACTTCAAGATGAAAATCATTATGGTTGGGTCGTAGATAAAAGATACGATTGGATCAACATGTTGACCAAGATGAAACAGAATAAACCTCAAAGGTTTGAAGAGTTTAAGTATTCAAATGCGACGATTTATTTCCATATAGATAGATTGAACCAGGAGCAAAACACCTACGACTAATGAGCGAAGTAACTTTTAAGAAACACAGAGTATTCCGTGAGACTGAAGCAGTTGTCTTCTACGATATCTCTGTAGATGGTTCTAATGCACAAGATCTTGTGTGTCACACTGGACCTGCTATTTCTCCACCTGATGATATTGTAGGAGCAAAGCAGTTTTACATTCACTATCATCAGATTGATCACAATCGTGTGTTGTCTGGTCTCCGCACTTTTGAACTGGTAAATCCCGAATGGAGATACCCATATCACATCGTTCATCTGAATCGTAGTTCTGGTGCTCTGGTGATTCCTAAGATGACCTTCCATCGTTCATACTCAGGTGCTGATGGGTCTATTGTCATCAACCAAGCAATCCGCGATGAAGAGTTTGATCCAGAGACAGAGTTTGTACCAGTATCTGCAGCAAAGAACCCCGATCTATATCACATTCTTGCACACGAAAAACCAGTCATTCATACACTTGGAGAATAATGAACTTTACCCCTGAACAATACCGATTGATTTACACCGCAGTTCGTCGGTATCAAATTGAAAAAACCCTACACGATGGTAAGGAGTACAACGAATGTTCCGAGGTACTTGACGAACTCTTTGATCTGGTCTATACTCAGAGACAAGAACAACCCACCTGATCATGGTTATTTCCACAACTGAAAAGTTTCCTCATTCCTCTTTTCCTTTTCGTCTTGACTTGACTGAGGGAAAGGATAAACGAGTATGTTGGTTTGAGTGTCAAGCTCATGTAGATAAGTTTATCAAACAACATAAACTTAAAAAGAAAGATTATACTTTGACAATTAAAGATGACTGAACTTACATTAATCACTCTTTTGAACTTTGTTGCCACAGATTTTTGTTCCTCTAAAGTTAGAGGTATGGATACTTTGAAGTCAGTACTAGTTGCTTACTCAAAAGCAAATGATAAGTTCGGTGGTGCAAATGTTCGTAGAGTAGTTTTAAATTCCCCTGGACTTGAAGCTGCAGCAATTGCAATTGCTGTAAGTAAGTGCCCAGGTCAACTTTGAGGATAGACATGCAAGAATTTGAATGGATTGACGATTGTTTCCGAGTAGAAGAAAAGAAGTGGGGGACTTGGACTTCCTATGATAAGGAAGATAAAGAACTTATTACTTCTCTTCAGAAAGAACTCTGTATTTCTGCGACTCGTTGGTATCTAAAAAACAAACAAGAAGGCTTTGCCGAAAACAGTGTTAAATATGATGGTGTGGTAGGAGGCAAACTCTGATGTACGAACCCCAAATCAACGATTATGTTAGGTGGACAAAAGGAGTTGAGGGGTGGGTTTATTTCAAAGATAATGAATACATTACAATTGAAATTAGTGTAAAACCAAAGAACAAAGAAAATTATCAAGCTTGTTCAATTCATCGTAATGATCGTTTGATGGTGTTGTGTTACCATAGTCAATGGAAAGAGTTGGTACACATTAAATCAAGAGAATCAATTTATGAATAAAATTTTTATTGTTAAATGTAAAGAATAGTAATTATGATTAAAGTAATAGATGATGCAATCCCAAAAAGGTATCAAACTGAAATTATAGAAAAATTATTTCGACCGGCCTTTAAATGGGGGTATAGTCCTACAATTGTTAATCATAAAACTGGGGAAGGATTTGCCTATGGGTTTTGCAATCCACTAGGAAATTATAGTCAAGGTATAGTTGATTCTGAAAATTTCCATTTTTTACTTCCTTTAATTTATTGCATATCAGAAAAATCCGGAGTTGATTTTGAATCAATTTTAGCTGCTAGATCATTCTTACAAGTTCCAAGTAATTATGAAGAAAAATATGGACATTTTCATGTAGATTTTACTTTCCCTCATTTAGTATTTTTGTACTATGTAAATGACTCTGATGGAGATACGGTAATTTCCAAGAAAAAATATGACTATGTTACTTCAACTTTGGAGGAAATTGATGAATCATTAATTCTTGAAAGGGTAACTCCAAAACAAGGTAGAGTTGTAATTTTTGATGGTATGTATTATCATGCTGGCGGTATTCCTAAAAATAATCCTAGGTGTGTTATTAATTTTGATTTGTCAGTTAGTAAAAATATGAACTTCGTTAATTATCTACAAGGCTAAAAATATTATGTGGAGGCTCTGGTCAAAAGCTCTAGGCGAAAAGGCTCATAAAAAAGATCACATTGCAGATCAAATTGCAATTATTCGTACAATTATTTTTTCAACTTATTTAATTACTAATTGTTTTATCGTGGCTGGGGTCATACGACACTGGAATGACACCGCTCCAGTAATTTATATTGAGATTAAAGATGGATCACCACTCCCCGAAGCCTGATACTAGAATACCACTTATAATAACCTTGGTCGTCTTGTTTTTACTTGACTTGGTTATTATAGGTGGTATCCTATATAAAGGACACGCAAATTTTGCGGCATTAATTAAAAACTTGCACAATGGCTAAAGTAATTGATAGGAATATTATTAATAAAAATATAATATTTTATGACATTACCGAAAAAGGTAAACTTATAAATTATACCTATCAAGAATTTGAAGAATTAGTAGATAGAATTAAAAATTATTTCCTCTCCAATTATGAAATAAAGTCTGGGGGAACTGTTCTTATTGGTTATTACGGCACTTGTTTGAAAAAAGTAGCAAGTGTTTTTGCTTGTTTAGAACTAGGACTTTCAATTTCAATTATTGATTATAATATTACTATAATTTCTCCAGAGTCTGCTACTAAAACTCAATTACTATCTCCAATAGATTATTTTATTTGTGAGGATGATAAATTCCCAAAAGAGAATCCTAGAAGTAAATATGCAATACTTATAAAACATTGTTTGAATACGATTTATTCTACAGATATTGAAAGACATCAGTACAATGAAGATCTGAATTGTGAAGTAGAGATTGATCCAAAATCAATTGCAATGAGATGCACTTCAAGTGGTACTACAGGAACTCCAAAAATTATAGAACATAGTCATGAATTCTTATTTGATTTATGTCAAAGAAATTCTAAGATGTTCTATGGAAATGTTGTGAATGAAAAGTGTTTGGGTCATGGTAGTGGGCCCGCAACTTATTTCATTCCAACATTGATGTCTAAAGATGTTAAAAATGTATACAATTATTGGGGAGAAGGTTCAGAATTTAACGATGAAAAATATTTCATGAGGAATGAAAATATTTTTGATCACATTATGATTGCATATACTCATGATATTGATGGTTATCTGAACAATATTAATGAGAATAATCCTCCATCTAGAACTACAATTTACACATTATCCACGATAAAGAAAGAGTGGATACCTTATGTTAGAGAAAATAAGATAAAAGATATTGTGAGTATCTTTGGTAGTTCTGAAACCAGTGGTCCAGTATTTTTAAATTATGCAAGTGATAAAAACTTTGCTCAGAATAAATTCACTTTGATGGATGACTACTACAAGGTTTCTTTTACTGAAAAGAATCTTTTAGAAGTGGATGTCCCTACTTATAACTACAAAATTTGTACAAACGACGAGTTCTTAATTAGTTCTGATGAGTTTTATCATAATGGTAGATCGGACTTAATAAGAATCAATGGATACAATGTGGATGTAAAAAGTCATAATAAGATATTAGAAGTTCTTAACCCATATCTAGATGCTAAATTTGTATATGATCCTGCAGTAAATGAAATATACTTGGCTATATGGAAAACTACTTTGGATGTGGATACTTTAGTTGAAAAGATCAATACCAAAATAGGAACTATATACTGGGGACATCATATTAGTAAGTACGAAGTTTTAGATTCTAATTTATTTTTTACTGGAATCAAACTGGACAATCAATTATTGAGAGATTATTTTAGATCTAGAGTTGAAACAAAGTCCAGTACATCAGATTTTATCTTAGAACATAAAGAGGAATACTTAAAGATATTTGAAGGATTGGAGTTTTAAAATGTCTAGGTTAAAGTTGTTAAAAGAAAGTTCCAAGCATTTGGAAGCGAGTCAAGAAACTTATGTAAGTCATCTATTCTGGGCTACTTATGCTGGAGCTAAAATGATTGTTGTGGGGGTTTCAAGTATTATTCATGGAATAATTCCAGCATTTTTTCAAGGAACTGCAGCTAAAACAATTATTAATTTTTATCATGAGAGGCTAGTTGATCACCCAAATAGAGAATACACAGATTACATATCTCAGAAAATCATGGACAAAGGGTGTTAAAAGACTTATAATTAATAATACTATTGGCAAGCTATATGAGTATTCCTGAAAATAATAAAACTTTTTGTATGGCTCCTTGGGTCCATATGAACATTGGACCCAATGGGGATGTTTACCCATGTTGTTTGATGCCTATAGGTAATAATGAACAAGAAGGGGAAAATGACGAAGAAGAAGTTAGTCCTCTTGAAACAATATCTACGGAATGTGCTGGAACTCCAAGAGAGTTTAGAATGGGTTCTCTAATGAATGAATCTCTCAAAGAGATTTGGAATAACGAAAACATGAGAGAACTTCGTAGAAATATGATATGTGGGAAGGAGTCTAGTTATTGCACTGCATGTTATAAAGAAGAAGAGGTAGGACATGGTTCTCCCAGACAAACATTTAATAGTACCTACTCAAAACATTACAAGTATGTAAAAGAGACCAAAGAAGATGGAACTTTTGAAAGATTCAATCTTGTTTATTGGGATTTTAGATTAAACAATATTTGCAATTTCAAATGTAGAATGTGTGGCCCTGGATACAGCAGTTCTTGGGAACAAGAAATGAGAAAACAATTTAATATTGAGGGAGAGTATCCAAAAATTGATGTGGATATGGTCTATCAAGACATTGAACCATTATATGATATTGTTGAGGAAATATATTTTGCTGGTGGGGAACCTCTGATCTCCGATCATCACTATAAGATTCTTAATAAATTGATTGAAAAATTCAGAAACAGGAAAGTTAAGTTAGCTTATAATACAAACTTTAGTACTTTAAAATACAAAGATCATGATGTTCTTAAGTTATGGGAGAGATTTCCAAACCTACATTTGTCCATAAGTTTTGATGGAACAGAAAAAAGAGGAGAGTTGATTCGGAAAGGATTTGATTGGCAAAAATTTCTTGATAATTTTAAAATGTTCCGAAGTGCATTTCCTAATCAAAGAATATCAATTAATTGTGTTGTCCAAGCCATGAATTGTTTTCATGTGATGGATGCTCATAAAGAATTATACTTGAGAGGTATAATTAATAGTTGGGATGATTTTACTCTATGCATTTTACATAACCCAGATTTTTTATCTGTCTTGATTCTTGATGCAGAATCGAGAAAATTATTAGGTGAAAAAATTAAGTATCATATCCAAAATTATCTTGTGCCTGCAAAAGCTCAAAGATCTATTAAACAATATATGTCGATACTTAAACTTCTTTCTACTGAGAAAAAAGAACATCTTCTTCCCATGTTTAGGTCTTATATGTCTTCACTAGATATTATAAGGAATGAGAATTCTTTAGAAGTTTTTCCAGAATTAGAGAGGATTCTGAATAATGATTGATAAGAATAAAGTTGATCCTAATAATGGAGTCTTTTGTGTAGCGCCTTGGATGACTTTAAATATTAGACAGGATGGTCAAGTTTGTCCATGTTGTGTTTGTGAATATGATTATGGAGATATTAATAAAAAATCTTTATGGGAAATTTGGAATGACGAACCCATTAAGAAATTTCGTGAGAGTATGATAAATGGTACACCACATAAAAATTGTGAAGTGTGTTATAATAATCAAGCTGCAGGGAAAAGTTCCATGCGTGAGGATATTAATCGAAATTTGTTCCATGATTACAAAAAATTTGTATATCAAACTAATGATGATTACTCCGTTAATGAACCTGGATTTGTTTTTTGGGATCTAAAGTTAAGTAATAAGTGCAACTTCAAATGTAGAATGTGTAGTTGGACTGCAAGTTCTAGTTTTGAATTGGAACAATTTGGAAAAATATCTGGTAAATGGAATGCTGCAGAAAAAACTTATGAAGAAGTAGAACCATTTCTTGGAGTTGTAGAACATCTATATTTTTCTGGTGGCGAATCTTTGATTATAGATGAATATTGGAAAATAATGGATAAACTAATTGAATTGGGTAGAAACGATAAGGTTACGGTCGCAGGTAATACTAACTTTAGTAATCTCGTATATAAAGGTAGACATATTTTTGATCTATGGGATCAATTTAACAGAGAGATGCAAGTTCATATTAGTGTTGATGGAGTTGGTGCAAGAGGAGAACTAATCCGAAAAGGATTTAAGTGGGATAGATTTGTATCTCATGCGGAACAATTTAGAGATAGGTTTAGAAATAAAGAACATACCCATCAATTGCATTTTGATTGTACAATTCAAGCATTAAACATTTTTGATTTTGTTACTCTACATCAGTATCTTTATAATAGTGGATTGATGAAAGATATTGATTTCTTTTTTATGAATTTTTTGCAAACTCCGAGAGAAATGTCCGTTTGGATTTTGGATAAAAAAACAAAAGAAGCCGCAAAAGAAAATATAAGAAATCATATTGATAATTTTTTAATTCCTAATGGATCTAAAGTATGTGTTGAGTTTTGTGAAAGTTTACTAACTTACATTGATTTGTATCAAGAACAGAAATTGATTCCAGATTTCTTGGATTCTATGAGGAGATTTGATAAAATAAGAAATGAAAATATTATTGAAACATTTCCAGAGTTTCAAAGAATCTGGGATGTTATCAAAGTTAAACCTAAAACTTGATAAAAAATTAAATAAGTGTTATACTAATAACAAATGAATGAATTTAATTATGTCAAAAAGAACTTATACGATTGAAAAGAAAGATCCAACACACAATCAGGTATGGGAATGGAATGAAACTCCAGAATTGGTTAAACTCCTTAAAGAACTACACACAAACAAGTCCACATCCAGCACTGGATCCAACAACTCCGTGGTATGATTGGTTATGTTATTGCGAAATCTGTGAAAGTTTAGGTCCCCTTCCAGGTCAACCTTCTCTTCGCAGATTTATGGCGTATCGAAGATATCTTAAAGAAGTAGGTGTACTATGATTGCAACAAATTGGTTTCAGAGAAAATGGGGCCTAGACGATCCAGTTCTAATTGATGAACTCTATTCTAGACTTGTTGAGTTGGAACAAAGAGTTGAAGAACTTGAAAGGGAGAATGTAGAGACAACTAATGAACTCTATCGTATGGAAAACTCTTTGGATGCCCGTATAGATATTATTGCAGAACGCTGTAGGATTGATTACGATGTATGAACTCGATGATTTTGAAAAAGCCCTCGCACATTTTGGCACAAGGGTCGATATTATTTGCGCCCTTGAAATGGGTGGAAAGATTGATTCTATTTCCGCTTACAAAGAAATCAAAGCAGAACTCAAAGAACTTAAACGAGCTAAAAAACAATACGCTAAGGATATGTGATAAGTGTGGTGAAGAAAAACCACTAACTTCTGATTATTATCAAAGAGTAAAACACTTTAAGAGTGGTTTTTCTTATTGGTGTAATGAGTGTAATAAACCTAAGCCAAAAGATTAAGTTATAAATATTCTAAAAGTAGGTAAGATGCTGGGATAAACTATGGCTAAATTGACTGTAAATGGTATTACATTTAGTGATTCAACGCAGCTAAATTCAAAAAGAGGAATTTTCCCCCAGAGTACTGCTTGGATTTTTTATCAAGCATCTGCTCCTACTGGTTGGACTAAATCGACTAGTAATGATAATAAGGCACTTAGAGTAGTATCAGGAAGTGGTGGATTGTCTGCAGGGACAAGATCCTTTACATCCATGATGACTAGTTCATACTTTAATTATTCTGGTACTATTAGTGTAGCAACTCCAACGGGAAATCATCCTCTAACTACGGCTCAAATTCCTGCTCATACACATACCATGCCTACTGGAAATTATTCTTTTAATGCCGTTCCTGCAATTTTTAATCCTGATGGGAGTTTTAATAGTTGGAATGGTGGCGATGTCACAAGAGCTGCTGCATGGACCAGAAACTCCCCTGCAACTGGATCTGTTGGTAGTGGTTCTGGTCATGCCCACCCTGTAGCTGCTACTGCTCCTATTAGTGTACCAATTTCTTTAGCAGTTCAATATATGGATGTTATTGTCTGTAGTTTTGATGGATAAATACTTTCAATAAGATCTGTAGTTTACATTATATAAAATGGCAGCTAAATTAACAGCATCAGGGGTAGTTTTTACTGATAGTACCGTTTTGAATTCAAAGTACGGTATTGTTCCACAAAGTTCAGTATCAATATTCTATCAAGCATCTGCTCCTACTGGTTGGACAAAATCTACATCTAATAATGATAAAACACTTAGAGTTGTTAGTGGAACTGGCGGAACATCTGGAGGATCTACAGCTTTTAGTACTATCTTTCCTACATCTACGACACCAGTATCGGTATCAAGTATACCTTTAAGTGGAACTACGGGAGCTACAACTCTAACCGAAGGTCAATTGCCAGCTCATACACACCCTAATGGTGGTTTTACTGGATTGACTCCCGGTGGAGGTGATGTTGGTGGCGGTGCAGGATGGACTAGAAGTAGTCCAGCGACTGGACCTGGCCCTGCAAGTGGTGGGGGAAGTCATACACACCCTTGGTCTGGTACAGCTAATTTTTCATCGACTTTTGATCTTAGACTTCAATACATAGATGTAATTGTTTGCAGCTTTAATTAATCGGTGATATAATAGAAAATATTATTTTGTCAATATGAAAAAAAATCAATCTGGAAATTTTTGTCCTCTTATTAAAAAAGATTGTGTAGAACACAAGTGTTCTTGGTGGATGCATGTAAGAGGAATGAATCCAAATACAGGAGAAGATATAGACCACTGGGCTTGCGCTGTGACTTGGATGCCTATGTTGACAATTGAAAATTCTCAACAACAAAGACAAACTGGAGCAGCTGTAGAGTCATTTAGAAATGAAGTAGTAAAATCTAATAATGAAAATAGACAACTATATATTGATATGATTCAACAAAATGGTATTTTACCTGTAGATATAACTTCTTTAACCAATACTAATGCACTACCAGAGTCGGGAGAATAAAATATGAGATTAACAATCATTCCTACAGATAAAACTGTATATTTGGATGGAAAGTGTTATCATGATATAGATTTAAGTTGGATTCCCGATATTGAAGATAAAAAAGTTCACGCAATTCAGTGGTTGGATGAAGACAACGATGGTATAGGTGAAGGTGAAATTGAATTTGTTGGTCCTGATCAAAATTTAAAAATCACTACATTGGGTATAGAGGGATTTTGTAGTTTTCAAAAAGCTATTGATCAGTGGAATGAAAAAAAAGAAGAAGAAGAGGCTTTATACCAAGAATATTTGGCAGAACAACAAAGACTTAAACAAGAAGAAGAAGATAGAATTCAAGCTAATTTTCTTTCCTTTAATCAGGCATATCTTCCTGTCCTGGAAGATGAAGATGGGGATGACAATTTGAAAGAAGGAGAGGAGGAAGAAGAAAATATATTCTACGACATTGAAGAACTTTTAAAGGAAATTTGATACCAGTCTATTCATTCTAAACTATGAACAAAAAATTAATTGAAAATAACTATATTGTGCTGCAAGATTTTATTTCAAAGGAAAGGGCTTCAGATCTTTCTTTTGAATTTCTAAAATATTGTAAAGAAAATAATCTGGAAGGTGATGATCAGGCTCCAGATTCTTTTTCTTTGTACAATCATATTTCATTTTTGGAATTACTCTGTGAAAAAACTCCAGAAGTTTCTTCTGCAATCGGAGAAATTGTTCTTCCGACATATTCTTATGCAAGAGTTTATAAAAACGGAAGTGAACTACTACGACACACTGACCGTGATGCTTGTGAGATATCATTGACCTTGCATTTGCATGGTGATTCGACTTGGCCCATATGGATTGAGACTCCTTCTGGAGAACAACGGTCTGTAGATTTAAATCCAGGTGATGCTATGTTATATCTGGGTAGAACTGCTCCTCATTGGAGAGAAAAGTATGATGGAGAATATTATACTCAAGTTTTCTTGCATTATGTGAGAAGTCGTGGGGATTGTTCTTATGCATATTTTGATAAGTTGAATGAACAGAGTAAACCAGAAAGTGAAAATGTAGTTATTGACGATCAAATTGAAGAATCTTCTATTGAAGAACCAGTAGTCGATAATAAAAAGTCAGAGACAACATCAATTTCTACCAGAAGTACAAGAACTTTAGAGGAATATATTTTTACATTAGATAATGTTGTTCCTGAAGAATTGTGCGATAGGATTCTAGATGAATATCGTGAGTGCAGTTCTTGGAATCCAACTAGTGTTGGAAGTGGAAATGTTGACCCTCAAATTAGAAATTGTGATGTGATAAACATTTCAAACGATATGGTTCTTTCTGGAAATTTTGACATTAGAAAAAAACTAGATCAAGACTTCTATATCTGTGCTTCAAATGCAATCAATGAATATCGGAAATTGTTCCCAGATGTTGCTTCTGAAATTGATACTGGATATGACTTATTAAGATACAAAGAAGGTCAGTTTTATATTCAACACACGGATTCATTTAAAAATCAACAAAGATCAGTAAGTTGTTCTTTTCTTTTGAATGATGACTACGAAGGTGGTGAGTTTGCATTTTTTGATAGAGAAATTATGATTAAAGGTGGAAAAGGATCTATCGTAATGTTCCCTTCCAATTTCATGTTTCCTCATGAGGTAATGCCTGTAACTTCTGGAACTAGATATTCGATTATTACCTGGTATGTCTGATAAACTTAAAGGAATTCCAAGTATCTACTATCTCAATTTAGACTCTGAGGTAGACAGAAGACAATACATGGAAAGACAATTTGAAAAATTGAATCTCAATAATGTAAAGAGATTCTCTGGATCAAATTACCTTGTAGAAGATTATGAAGATTGGAAAGATATTCTACACTTCCCCAATTTAATTGATGAAAAAAGACATCAATTGACAGCTTCAATCACTCTTTCTACTCTTGAGATGATTCAACATTGGTTAGAAACAACTGATGAAAAACATTTAATTTTATTTGAAGATGATTATGATTTAAATCTAATTCAATATTGGCATTTTGATTGGGAGTATTTGATGAAGAGTATTCCTTATGATTGGGATTGTATTCAATTGGGATTTGAATCACCTCACTATATTAAATTTTATCTTCATCCCAAAGATAAGACGAGTACTTATGGGCCAATTTTAATTAATAGACATTTTGCTCAAAAGTTAATCAATTTACATTATGTTAAAGAAAAATACATGTTGATTCGTAAGTATGGAAGTCATCCTTATGATAAAGGATATCGAGTTGTTTCTTTAGATACTGTTCTTCCTTTTTTAGGAGTCACCTACCAGTTACCACTAATAACTCAAAATCCATATCTGGATAAAGTACCAAAGAAACATCACTTCATTTGTAGAGACATCTATTATGATTGGTGGAAAAATAAAAGAGACAACTTTACTTTAGAAGAATTCTTTTCTTATGGGAAAGAAAATGATATCGAAATGGTAGAATTTTTAAAAAGATAATGATTCACCATAAATTGGAAGGTCTTCCTCCAGTATATTATTTTAACTTAGATCATAGAATAGATCGTAGAGAATACTTGGAAAAACAATTCTCAGATTATGGAATAACAAATTATCATAGAGTAAATTCCTCCAGATATTCTGTAGATAACTACGAAGAATGGAAATCTCAAGTGATTATTGATAGACTTAGAACGCAAGTATGGTTTCTTGCTACTCTAATTGATAGAATGCATGGTATAATTGATTGGTATAACTCAAATATATCTGAGACTTGTTTAGTAATTGAAGATGATTTTTGTCTGGAACCAGTTGAATATTGGGGTTTTGACTGGGAAACTTTTGTAAGTAAGTTGCCTTGCAACTGGGAATGTATTCAACTCCATATCATTGGTGAAAAGTTCTTATCAATGAATTTGTCTAAGTGGTATAGGAATAATCATTCCACCGGATGTATATTAATTAATAGATCATACGCACAAAAACTTATCAATCTTCATTACATAGATAATAAATTCAAATTGTATTCCAATTATGGATACAACAAAAATTGGCCAGAGTACCACTATCAATCTGTAGACTTTGTTTTATATCAAATAGGAGTTACCTATTCAATCCCACTTTTTACGACAAATTATAATTTCCTAAGTGATGGACTTAGGAATGGAAAAATAAATCATATGTCCAAAAATTGTGATATCCTAGTTTTAGATTGGTGGAAAAATAAATCTTCAGAGTACACTTTGGATGACATTTTTTACTTGGACTCTGTTAAAAGAAAACGCCTGATTATGGAAGTGAATCATGAACTTAAAAGATAAACTGAAAGGACTTCCGCCAATCATTCTGGCAACCATCGATGAGAGAAAAGATAGACAAGAGTATACGGAAACTCAGTATGAATATTGGGGAATAAAAAACTATACAAAAGTTTCTGGATCTAAGTATCAACTTTCAACATACGAAGATTACTGGAAAGACTTGGTTATCTTAAATCCGTTTCCTGATGAATATAAAAGGAGAAAACAACATATTGCAGAGATTTCTATAACTCTTGCCCATTTAATCAACATTAAAAATTGGTTAGAAACTACGAATGATCCTTATGTAATCATCATGGAGGATGATTATGATCTCAGTTTCATAGAATATTGGCACTTTGATTGGGAATATTTGATGAACAACATCCCATATGATTGGGATTGTATTCAGATGAGTTTTGAAAACGATAGAATTGTTCCCTGTTATTTGCATCCCATCTTATCTGGACATAGTACAGGAGCTTCCCTAATCAATAGAAGATATGCAGAGAAAATTATAAGTCTTCATTATAAAGAAGGTAAGTTTGATCTGTCGCAAAATATTTGTAATTATAAATGGTCCGCTAGAGGAATTGAGTATTATACTGGGATGGGAATGCCAAATTTCACTACAGATTATTTTCTTGGACACAATGGAAAAACATATTGTATGCCGTTGTTTTCTGTAAATCAAGATCTTGGTAGTTGGGCTCAAAATATAGATAGAAAAAATGAAAGAAAAGATTTGGAATTCTGTTATAAAGCATATAAAAAGTGGTGGACGCAACTAAGAGATGATTATACTCTTGAAGAATTCTTTACTTATGGTAAACCAAATGATAGAATTATTGTACCAAGGGAATTGGAAAAGGAATTAGATCACGATATAGGTCTTTATTAATATGTTTGAATATGTTAGCGAGTTTGAATCCCAGATTGCAGAGTTTTTCGGAGCTCCCTATGCGGTAGCTACCGATTCGTGTACTCATGCCCTAGAACTTTGTTTGAGACACACTCAAGAAGATTATATTACGATTCCAAAAAGAACCTACATTTCAGTTCCAATGACTTGTATGAAACTCAGGTTGGATTGGAACTGGAGAGAAGAAGAATGGTCTGATTATTATTACTTAGGACCCACAAATATTATTGATGCAGCAGTTCTCTGGGGTGAAAATACATATATTCCCGACACATTTATGTGTTTAAGTTTTCAGTTTAAAAAACACTTAAACCTCGGAAGAGGTGGTGCAATTCTATTGCAAAATAAGAGTGACTATGATATACTTAAAAAAATGTCTTACGATGGTCGTGATCTCAGTCGTCCATGGGCTGAACAAGACATAACTACTATGGGGTATCATTACTACATGACTCCCGAGGTGGCCAAAATCGGAATTGAATTACTAAATGAGCGGAAAAAAATTCCCGGTAAAAAATGGAGCCACAAGGATTACCCCGATCTAACACAAATGTCGGTATTTAAATGATTAGTCATATAAAACCTAACTGGGATATTAGAGATTTTTTCAATCTTGATTATGTTTTAGCCACTCATAAAGATGAGGAGTTGGTTGATCAATACTTGGTGTCTGGTCATAGTAAGGAAAAACTTTCTATCTATAAGTATCAACTACCAAATCCTATGCCAAAATGTGTAGATGAATATATTATTCCACATTTTGATTTTTGGGATAAAGTGTCTCCTGCAGTCAATCATTTTAAACCAGGACAATACCTACCTCTTCACACTGATTTATATGGAAGATATGTTGAAATAAATGATGTGGATTCCGATAAAGTAATGAGATGTATGGTCATGTTGGAAGATAGTTCCCCAGGACAAATCTTACAAATTAAAGATATTGCACATTGTAAATGGAATGCTGGGGATTGTTTTTATTGGAATTATGACGAAATACATGCATTCTATAACTTTAGTATGGAAGATAGATACGCAATTCAAGTTACTGGGGTTGTAAAATGAAAAGTCAAAATGAGTGGGACAAATTAAAAAAAGTCATAGTGGGAGTTGCAGACTATGCAAGAGTCCCTGAAGTAGATTTGAGTGTCCGTACAATCAATTATGCAGACAGAAAAGATGTTTCCGATGTTCCGGTAGGACTATATCCCCAACAAGTTATAGATGAAGCCAACGAGGATCTAACAGTTTTTGTCAGTTTTTTGATGGGAGAAGGTGTAGAAGTTGTACGACCAAAAAGAACTCCAACGGAGTATTACAATTTTTGTCCAAGAGATGTAATCTTTACTCATAAAGATCTGACTGTTGCAACTCCAATGCCATTGAAGTGTAGAAAAGATGCATGGAAACCTTTACTTGATCCTTTGGGTACTACTATCATTGTTCCATGCAAACATAAAGAAGAACTTTATAACGAAAATTGTGTAGGAGATAAGAATACTCTCGCACTTACAGAGGTTACTCCCGCATTTGATGCAGCAAATATCATTCGTGCAAATGATGATGTTTTGTATCTTGTGTCTAACAGTGGAAATATTGCAGGAGCTAAAATACTTCAAGAAATGCTTCGGGGTCGTGCAAAAGTTCATCTCCTTCAAGGTGTTTATAGTTACATGCACATAGACACCACTATTGCATTTCTTCGTGAAGGTTTAATGTTATTGAATCCAGAAAGAATTAAGTCTGTAGATGTCCTTCCAGAACCCTTTAGGAACTGGGATGTAATCTGGTGTCCAGAACCAGTAGATATTGGATATTACCCAGGATATAATCATGCTTCAGAATGGGTTAATATGAACCTATTCAGTGTGAATCCAAATCTAGTTGCTTTGGAAGAACACCAGGAACCAACGAGAAAAGAATTGGAAAAATATGGTATAGAGTGTGTAATGTTGCCCATGAGACATGGTAGAACATTGAGTGGTATTTTCCATTGCGTCACTTTAGATCTTGAAAGAGAGTAAATGTTAATACTCAGTGTTCATTTGGGACATGATTCTTCTGTCTGTATTTTAAATGATGGTCATTTAGAGAAATATTTTCTAGTAGAAAGATATACAAGAAAAAAACATGATGACGATAGAAAATTTATATTAAATTTGATAACTGGTATTTCTTCTAGGTTGAAAGAAAAATTAGATGTAATTTGTGTGTCCGACTTTAAACCACCGCAAGGAGATGAGTTTATATCAATAATTTTTGAAACATGTAAAAAGTATAACTCAAATGTAAAACTAATACTACAACAAGACCATCACCTTAATCATGCTTCTCTTGCTTTTTATAATAGTAGGTTCGATGAAAGTCTTGTAGTGGTAGTTGATGGTGCTGGATCTAAAGTAAAAAATAATTTACTGGAGGTGGAAAGTATTTTTTCTTTTAATGGTCCGAAAAATACTCTAATTTATAAAAATGCCATAAAAGATGTTCTGACTTCTCCTGAAATTTCTCCAGAAGACTTTTTGAATATGTGGACTACAAATAGTAATCCTTCAGAGAAACTACCTGACTATGAATGTAAAAATATTTTTGGTATAGGGACGGTATATGATATTGCAGCAATACTGATAGGCCATACTCATAATGATTGTGGAAAGGCTATGGGTCTTTCATCTTATGGACATTCAAACAAACTATTTGAAAATATATTTCTAGAGAAAAATACTCTTAATAATAGTTTCTTTGAAAATTCTTCTGAAGAAATTCAACACTTTTTGACAAATCCTATTGAGGAGATAAAAAGAGATAATTATAAGTTACACGCAGATTTCTGTTATGAAGTCCAACAACAAACACAAAAAGCTTTCGGTGATCTAATAGAAGATTCAATAAAGAGGACTGGAATTAAAAAAGTTTGTATTTCTGGTGGTTATGGTATGAATATTGTTGCTAATCACTACTATCTTCAAAGATTTCCAGATGTTGAGTTTTACTTTGAACCATTATGTAATGACAATGGTATAAGTATTGGTGCTGCAATGAATTCATACATTGAGTTGACTGGAAAAATTCCAAAACCAAATCAAACGACCTTTTTTCATGGCACACAT